ATTCGGATGAGGGTGATCTTAATAAGGAAGGATTTGCACAGGCGGTTATTGATTATACCCAGCACCCGTACATCATCTTTGGTACTTTTCTAAGATCGGTAGAGAACTTCTATATCGTGTGTGAGAGATACCGTAATTCCTATGGGGATAAATTTGAGAGAATTGAGCAGCAGCTAAAGCATACTTACTTTGACCGCTTGTATAAATTCCTAGATCGCTTTGATGAGAATAAATTAGAGCATATTCTAGAAGCTCGGCAGTTTGATGACAGCGAGATAGCCTTTGCTATTGATTCCTTACTTGAGTTTTATGAAGAGATTGAAGACTACGAGAAGTGTGCAAGACTTTGGAAAATACTTAAACTAACTTTAGGAGAAAAAGTTGCCTCCGAGTAACTTAGTTCGTATCTTTAAGTATCAATAAAAAATAAAGGTTATGATTAGTGCAATTATTTGGTACGTGTTTGCAGGAGTTGCTTTTAACTTCCTATGGGACTTGATTACTACCCGGCTTGAGAGTAACGAGAATCGCTTTACTATGTTAGAGCGCTTTACTGTACTGCTTATCTGGCCTATCGCCATTCTGTTCTTTGTTGGGATGGTTATCAAGTCTCTCTTCTCTAATAAAGACTAAGTTATGTCTCTTAAGAAGCTTTCCTTTGAAGAGGCTTTAGAACTTGAATCTGAGTCTCTCATTACCATCTACGATTTCTACCCAGACTCCTCTGAGCTAGACTATCACCCTAGAGCCAAGGAATGGTTCCAGAACTACGCCGATATTCGCTTTAAGTTTCGTCAGCATAATCCGGCTGATGTTTCCAATATGCTTAACTGCGACTACCGTATTGAGGTACCTATGGCTTATGAGCCTGAGACTGATACTCATTCCTGGAAGTACCTTTTTGCCAAGCGTACGGATGATCTTAAGAAGTTTGAACAATACCACTCCAAGGGGCAGTTTGTATACGTCCTAACCAATGAAGCTTACCCGGGGTTTGTCAAGATCGGGAAGGCGGTTAATCCTTTGCGGAGAGTTGCTCAAATTAACGGAGCCGGTGTTGTTTCCGAATGGAAGCTTCGGTATTCACTCCCGGTAGAGAATGATTATCTGCTAGAGCATTCCGTTCATGAGTACTTGGTGAACTATCGCCGTACTAGCGATCAAGGTTCTTCTCGTGAATTCTTTGAGGTTACGTTAGAGAAGGCTATTGAAGTAATTGAGCTGTTAGGCTTTCAAATGAAGACCGGAGATGCTAACTACTATTAAAATCTGCGGGGCAACTTGCGCGCGGCGCGGCGCGTGTGAAGAACTTTTTTATAAAACAGTTGTTTCGTATTGATCTAGTTCATATATTTGAAACGAAGGGGAGGAGAAAAAAGGGAGAGGGAGAAAAAGAATATATTATATATTATTAATTAATATTATTATATTATATAAAGAATTATAATTATTAAGTACTTATGAAAAACAAGAATTTATATCAAGAAAAAATTAATCGTCTTGAATCTCAAATCAAGAAGATCGAACATAGTGTTGCAACTCTTAATAGAGATCAAGCTTATGTAGAATTAGATAAGGCTCGAGAGATCCTTCGAGATATGCAAACTATGATTAACCGGGAGGAAGAATACTTTAAAGCTTAATTATGGAACTCACACCCGAACAGGTAGAAGCTAATTGGAACCGTCATCTTCAATACATTGATGAGTATATTACGGGAGATCGTAAGGATAAACTTAAATCACTATACGAATCTCTTGCCGAACATATGGTTCTTGCTCCGGCTTCTTCAAAATCATGGTATCATAATGCATTTCCTGGTGGATATGTAGAGCATGTTAATAGAGTTGTTGAAATCGCTCTTCGTACTGCTAAATTCTGGAGTGTATCCGGTGCAAATATCGATTTTACCGAAGAGGAACTTGTTTTCGCTGCTCTAAACCATGATTTAGGTAAGATCGGTAACGGAGAAGAGGATGGATACCTTCCTCAAACCGATAACTGGCGTAGAGATAAGCTAAAAGAGGAGTATACTATCAATACTAACCTCGATTTCATGCTCATCCAAGACCGTTCCCTATTTCTCCTTCAGAAATACGGTATTTCTACGTCTCAGAAGGAGTATTTAGCTATCAGATTACATGACGGCATCTACGATGATGCAAACAAAGCGTACTTCTTCAGTCATAACCCGGATTCACGCTTTAAAACCAACATCGTCTACATTCTACACCAGGCCGACTTTATGGCTTCCAAGATTGAGTACGATCGTTGGATGAGTTTAGGTGGAAAAACCACCCCTAACACCGAAAAAACTAAATCTTCTATAGGAAAAACAGTAAAATCCTCAGAAGGTTTAAATAACCTACTAAAAAACATCTAAAAATGTTGGTTTCAATCATAATTTTAGCTATATTAAGTATTGTCCTCGGGTTTACTACATGGAATACTATGAGAAAACTTGAAAAATACGAGGACACCGTTCAAAATCAGCAAATTTACGTCGAGCGAATTGCAAGCTTGATAGAGGATTCATCAAAAAGGTTACGCGAAGTCGATGCAAATGGTCATTTTTCTAGTGACGATGAGGTCGGATTCTTTTTCTCTAACTTAAAAGCTATACAAGAGACGCTCGATGAGTACAACTTAAGATAAACTCATGGGGAGAAAGAAAAGCGATACCAATTATTTTACACAGGATACTGAGAATGCAATCGTAGCTTACAATAACTCTAAAGATACAGCATTTAGACAGAAGATCTTCACAGAACAGATTTACTACCCTTTCTACAAGCTAGTAGAAAACATCATTCACACCTTCAGATTTTACTATACTGACGTAGATGACCTCGAAGATCTAAAACACGAGGTCATTTCCTTGTTAGTAGAAGAGAAGATTCATATGTTTGATCCTACTAGAGGTGCAAAAGCATATTCATACTTCGGTACTATCGTCAAAAGACACCTAATCAACTACAACAACAAGAACTATAAGCGTTTAAAATCACTAGCTCCAGTAGATGAGTTCAACGGAACTTATGAGCTTGAAACAAACGATATACATCCTAACGCTTTAACCCTACGTCAAATCTTCGATATTTACATCGAACGTACTTACGATCGTCTAGAGATACTTTTTCCTAAGGAAGCAGACAGAAAAGTAGCGGATGCAGTTCTAACCTTATTTGAAAAGCGTTACGATCTTGATATCTTCAAAAAGAAGGCTTTATATATCTATATACGAGAAATGACCGGTACTGAAACTCCGTACCTTACCAAAGTCATCAATGTGCTTAGAGACGAGTTCTACAGTATCTACACTGCTCTTGAGCAGGAAGGTATGGTGGACCTAAAAAACTAACCTTTCTATTTATAAAGAAAGAGTATGGCACTAGATAAGGAGCTATTTACCGGCAAGACTGTCTCTAATGTCTTAGAGGAGATTTACAACAACTCCAAGAAGAAGGATAAGCAGATCAATGCTCTAATCGGAGAGCTTAAACCCCTTATTGAAAATATTGGGGACGCTACCCTTGTTGTTCCTATGATCGCTAACTACCTAGAGATTGGAGTTAGAAACGATGAGATGCTAGTAAAAATGCTAACCATCGTTCAGAGAATGGATAATGCTAAGTCATCTGGTGATTCTGCAGGTTTTGAACTAGGAGCAGAAGAACTAGCCCAAATCCTAGAACAAGCTAACGCATTAGGGGAAAAGTAAGTTTAATGACAACATTTCATAGTCTTTCTAAGAAAAATAAAACTGCATCTTCAAAAGGAGGCGGTCCTTTTTATGGAAAGGTTACACGAGTATCGTACGACAAAGCTACTCCTGATCAAGTAGGAAGTATTTTCTTTAGAAACCTAACAGACCCGGATGGGTTAGAAAGAAATCAAGCATACCCTCTATTTCCATTCTTAAAAAACGTACCCCTGGTAGATGAAGTTGTACTACTTATACCCGCTCCATCTAATAGTACAGATAAAGGAGTAAATAAGAGTCGTACATACTACATTTCAACAGTCAGTATCTGGAACCACCCTCACCATAGTGCAACCACAGAAGATAAGGATACAGTAGAGCTAGATACAGCCTTTACTGAACGTGCAGATGTTAATCCTATGTACCCTTATCCAGGAGATACTATACTGGAAGGAAGATTAGGTCAAAGTTTAAGATTCTCACAGAGTATACCTAACGAAACCCCCTGGGTGGGTAGTTTGAGTAGCCCGATTGTAATACTCAGCAATGGACAAGTGGAGGTAGAGGATGGATTTTCACCTATTACGGAAGATATAAATAAAGATTTTGCATCACTCTATCTAACAGACAGGCAGAAACTTTCAATAACTCCCGGAAATAAGCTTACACAGCCTTTAGGTGAATATGATAAGCCTCAAGCTATACTTACCGCAGGTAGGTTAGTATTGAACGCTAGAGATAATAACTTAATATTATCTACCCCGTTAGCTTTAGAAGCTTCCGGAAGAGTTATAAATATCAAAGCAGAAGACACCATAACTAATCAAGCTCTAAAAATTAAATTAGGAGAACAAGCAGACCAGAGAGCAATTCTAGGAGACAGAATGCTATCAGACCTATCGGCAGTTTTAGTTGAACTAGTTAAAGTAACTACAGCACTCAGCTCACTAGGTATAGCACCCCTGACAGCACCTGCAGCAGACTTTACAGCACGAGCAATAACCTTTATATCAGAGGTAGAACAAATGAAATCAAACAGAGTATTTATCCAGAAATGAGTGAGTTTGATCTACAACCCTGTGACGGTAGGCATCTTATCCAGAAGCTTAGTGACGAGCTCTTAAAAGCTTTAGCTCAGGCTAAACAAAAATCTTGTAATGAACTTGCTCAAATCCTAACTGAGTTCGGAATAGAAGATGTCAAGCCATGCGATCTCGTAAGTGAAAGATTTCTAAGGTTAATTGCGAATAATCAAACTGATGAAGCAGTTAACCTACTTCTTTCTGGACTAAGATTACCCCCACATACCCTTAAACTACTACTTCAAGGGTTTGATAACCTTACTCCGCAAGAACAGCAAGATGTAGTGATTTTTGTGGAATCTTCCGGAGCATCTCTCCCGCCCTACACCGCTAGGGTAGTAGCTGCTGATGGTGGGATTGAATCAGGATTAAATCAACTAAGCCAGCAAGAAAGATCGGAGTTTAACCAATGGTTTGAAGATAGAGGTACAACATACACTGTAAGCTTTCTAACACCTCTTATAACAACCCAGATCTCTCAAAAAGTAAAATGTCCAACTGGACAAACTCTGCAAAGACTTATAAACATTATAAGAACTGTCAAGAAATTTATAAACGGTATTGCAACTCGGCTACAGACTCTTTCCCGTATTGTTAATATTATATCCGCTGCTATTAACGCAATTAGCCTTACCCTAGACGCCTTAAAGGCATCCGCCCGAGCTGCAGAAGTTGCCGCCCTAGCTTCTGCTGCGACGCCAAGCGGAGCTTCCGGGATTTTCGCACTAGCTGTCAGCAAGCTAAATAGATTAGCTGATCAAATTAGACCTGATATACAAGGACCTAGCAACCGGTACGGAGAAACAGGACTAGACGGTATAGTATGTCAAGCAGCTAAGACGATCACCTACGCATCCATACAGGTAAATACTATACAGGTTATTATAAACATTATTGATACCTTACTTCAATCCTGCAGTAAAGACCAAATAGATACCGGCAGCCTTACAGTGGTGGAGTTATCCCAAAGTGCAAATAATAGCGCTAGCTTAGGAACCTATCAAGGGTATAGGTTAGAAATTAGAGTGGATCCAAACTCTCCTCCAGTAGCTCCTAGGAGGTACGCAGTAGCTATTGACTCTGTAGGAGTAGTAGTTTTGGAAGGTAATAAATCTTTTACCAGTTCTGATGAACTCTTAATTGAAGAACTAAAACTAGCCATAGATCGACTAGTTAATTAAATCTATTTATTATTATGAAAGCTAGTGAATTTAAGCAATTAATTAAAGAAGCTGTTAGAGAAGCTATCAGAGAAGAACTCGCTGAAGTAAAAACTCCAGCACCTGTACAGGCTCAACCAGCAGCTCCTGCCCCAGCACCCCTACAATTCGCAGGAAATAATCCTCTTATGGAAGCTCTAAACATGACAAGCAGAACTATGACTTCGGAAGATTACCGAAGCATGGGAACAGGTACAGCTAACATGGCTCAAATGTTTGATAGAAGTATGTTTATGCCCAAGCAAGCAATTAAGCCGATCTCTGACGACCCTAGAGCAGTAGCACAGGCTGTAGCAGCAGCCCCCAAAGCAGGTATTGATCTTTCACAGTTAAGTTTTGTAAACAAAGCAGCAGCTATCGTAAACACAGCAGATAAGAAGCAGAAACAGCAGTATGGCGTATAACGTACAGAGAATTAACCCATTAGACTTACAGCCAAGAAAAGCAGTAGGCGTAGCTCTCCCGTTCCAGGGTAGAGCTGTTTTTAATTCTACATACACCACTAAAGACGCAACTAAAGCTAACCTAGTGAACTTCTTTTTAACTGCTCAATACGAAAGAGTTTTTAATGTAAATTTTGGAGCAGGTTTACGAAATCTACTATTTGAACAAATTACTGAAGAGAGTATAGCAACTGTTAGATCAACTATACAGGTAGGACTGGAGAATTATTTTCCTCAAATTATCGTAAACAGTATAAAACTTACCCCACTTCCTGACAGTAACACTATTTCTTTTGAATTAAAGTATTCTGTTAGGGAAACTAACATCACTGACGAGATCACAATTAACTTCGAACAATAATGGCACAGGAGAGAGATATAAAATATGTAGGTAAAACTTTCAGTGACTTCCGTCAGCAGTTAGTAGACTACGCTAAAAACTACTTCCCAGACACCTATAACGACTTTTCTCCAACATCTCCAGGTATGATGTTTATGGAGATGGCTGCTTACGTAGGAGACGTACTATCCTTCTACCAAGACATACAACTACAGGAGACTTTTTTACAGTACGCCCAGGAACCCGGTAACCTATATACTCTAGCTTATATGATGGGCTACCGTCCTAAAGTGAGCACAGCTGCGACAGTAAATCTAGATGTATACCAGAGAATACCCGCTCAACTAGTATCCGGACAGTATGTACCGGATTATAACTATGCTTTAACAGTAAGCGAAAACGCTACTCTTCAATCTACTACAGGTACACCTGTAAAGTTCTTGATAGATAATAAAATCAACTTTTCATTTTCGAGTTCTTACGATCCTACAGAAGTTAGCGTATATGCTACATCTGGAAATACTATTACAGAGTTCTTACTCAAAAAGAAGGTAAAAGCTATTTCTGCAGAGATAAAAACAACCACTGTTACAGTTACGTCTCCGGAAAAATTTAAAACTATTACGATTCAAGATTCTAACATATTAGGAGTACTTGACATTATAGATAATAACGGAACTGGTAATAAGTGGTACGAAGTCCCTTACCTAGCACAAGATACTATCTTCCTAGAACAAAGCAATTCAGGAGGATCTGATTCAAACCTAGTACCGTATACTTTACAGCTGCAAAAAGTACCTAGAAGATTTGTAACTAGGTTTACTTCTACAGGAGACTTACAAATACAGTTTGGAGCAGGAACTACAGGAGGATCTGACACAGTCATAACCCCGGATCCAACTAACGTAGGATTAGGAGACCAAATTATAGGAGTTTCAAAAATAGACACCGCATACGATCCTTCTAATTTTATGTTTACGGGTACTTACGGATTAGCTCCATCTAATACAGTACTTCAGATTCGCTACTTAGCAGGTGGAGGCGTTGAGGCAAACGTGCCCTCCGATACAATTACTACCATTTTAAGCGCAACCCGTACAGCTGTAGTATCGGGATATGAAAACACCTTAGCATTCAATAACCCAGCGGCAGCAGCCGGAGGAAAAGATGGAGATACCTCTGAAGAGCTTCGTGAGAATAGTTTAAGAGCATATTCAGAGCAATTAAGAGCTGTAACTAAAGAAGATTACACTGTACGTACTCTTTCGCTTCCTCCTAAGTTCGGATCTGTCGCTAAAGCCTACATCGTACAAGATCAACTGAGCTCTACGAAATCAGTTACGGATGCGATTATTGATAGTAATCCATTATCTCTCTCACTCTATATACTGGCCTACGATAATAACAGGAAGCTAACCACAGCCTCTGAAACTCTCCGCAACAACCTGAAAACCTACCTCTCTCAGTACAGAATGCTTACAGACGCTGTAAATATTAAGGATGCATTTATAGTAAATATTGGAGTGAAGTATGATATATTAATACTACCTAATTATACGGGTAGGGATGTACTACTAGCATGTACGCAAGCACTGCAGGATTACTTTAAAGTTGAAAAATGGTCAATAAACCAGTCTATCAACTTATCTACACTCTATACTTTACTAGATAGAGTAAAAGGAGTTCAAACAGTGCAGAGTATAGAAATTGAAAATAAAGTAGGGGGATTGTACTCACAGTATGCGTACGACGTGAAAGGGGCTACCAAGAATAACATCGTTTACCCTTCCTATGATCCATGTATCTTTGAAGTAAAATACCCAGATACTGATATAATCGGTCGCGTAACTTCTCTTTAAATATTTATTATAAAAGATGGCAATCTATAGAATTTTTCCTGAGAAAGATGCAACTCTCTACTCAAGGTATGAGGCTACTAATACAGGTCTGGATGAAATTCTAGAGATTAGTTCGTACTACCTAGGTTCAAGCAGCTTTGTAAACAGAAGTGTCTTACAATTTAGTAATTCTGAAGTTGAAGATGTAATTGAAAATAAGATTGCCTCTACCGTTGTAGGTAGTAATCAGATGGAATTCTCAGCTTCAATAAAGCTATACCTAGCTGAAGGAGAAGAGGTTCCAACCGGATACGTTATTGAAGCATCACCGCTATACGACTCATGGGATACAGGTACCGGTAAGTATGGAGATAGCCCTATTAATATGACGGGAGTAAGCTGGTACTACGTTAAACCGGGTACTCGCTGGACAGATCCCATACCCGCAAATACAACAGCTTCATATAATTCTGGAAGTATGGCAATTGGCGGGGTATGGTATACTGGATCGAACGGAATAAATCTTGTACATTACCAGTCACACTCAGTAGTGTCTACACACGATCTAGACATAGACGTAACACCGTCTATTAAATTACATTACTCCCAGTCTCAAGGCATAAGCGGTGGACTTTTAAACAACGGATTTATTTTAAAGCTAAATAATTCTAACGAATTCCAGACAGGTAGCCTCACCTTCCTTAAGTATTTCTCTTCCAACACTCACACTATTTATCCTCCATTTTTAGAGTTTAAATGGAACGACTTCACTACTAGTAGCCTAGTAGTAACTAGAGCTATTACAGATCCTGCCTGTGTGATTAACATAAAAAATGCAAAAGATCGTTATACAGATGAAGGTAAGTATAGGTTTAGATTAAATGTACGTCCTAAGTACCCTACAAGAACATTTGTAACATCTTCAAACTACATAACTCAGTACTACCTGCCAACTGCTTCATATTGGGGACTAAAAGACGAGAACACAGAGGAAATGGTTGTTGATTTTGATACTACGTACACTAAGATTAGTAGTGACGACACTAGTAACTATTTCGATGTGTATATGAATGGACTACAACCTGAAAGGTACTATAGATTACTCATCAAGACTACAGTTGACGGATCAACATCGGTTTTAGATAACGGAGTAACTTTTAAAGTTGTGAGAAATGGCTGAAGAAGTTAAGCTGCAAAAAACAGTCTACGACCCTGTAAAATTTGTAAAAGTTGTAGATACTTCTTTTAAGACATTTGCAAAACCTGTTCCTACAGAAGACACTGACACAGTAGAAGAGCTTTTTAGACTCTATAATAAACTTTACCTGAGAGTACCAATAGAAGGAGATATTAACTCCCACCAGTATCTTGTAACAGAAAGCTCTAAACTATACTCACAGCAAGTACAATCGATAGACGTACAGCCTCTATTAGATGAAATTACACAACTTAGACAGCAACTACTTCTAGCTAACCAGGAAATACAGGCACTTACCGTACAACAAAGTAAATAATGGCTACAGTTCAATATAACGTAATACCCGGTAATACCGTAGACTTAGGAGTTGAAACTTACTCAACCTCGGATACAGCATTAGTAAACTCTTTTGAGATAAACTCACAATACAACGTAGATGAGCATTTTATAGAGCTTCATACATACTCTGTCGCCGGCGAGTTACTAACTTCAGTATATAACTACCAAAACGAGAAGCAGCTACTAAACTCAGCAGGAGCTGGCCAAGAAGGAGCCAGTACTTTATACATTGACCCTGTAGCTGATGCAAATAGTCTAGGATACTCTCAAGGAGGAGTTACACTTCTTTACCATTTTTTAAAACCTATTATAGGTACCTCTCTCTATATCTCTGAAATCTCACCAGACAGGTTAGAGATTAGAGCTAAAGGAGTGGAACTGTCTGAGGTTTTTCTACAGACTTTAGTAGCATATAAAACACAGTTACAGTCTAATTCATACTTTACTGAGTTTAGGTTAAATTTTTTAGAAAACAACCTATACATCGGAGTTAATCTCGAAGTAGAAAGCGACGGTAGTATTATAATTAAGCTTTACGAAGCTCTCCCGAGCACAGTACTACTAAAGAGTACCTTTACATTAGTAGAACTAGTAGCAGATAGTGTATCCTATCAAGTAGAAGCTATAACCACACCAGAACCAGAGCAGCTTACCTACTTAAAGGGTCCTAATTTCACATTAGAAGATCGAGAGCAGAACGTACTAAGTACCGGTTACTTAGATTATAATGAACTCTACACATACCCTGTAACTGGAAGTTACCATAAAATTCTTTTACAAGCTAGTCAAAGCGGAGTACAGGTTAGCATAGATTACTCAGACTATAACAACTTTGTACACTTTTCTTCCGCTCAAGAGAGATTAGAAAATTTTAGTTACAAGTTAGGATTAGTTCAGTACTATGAGAGTAAGTCTCTTTCTATTAAGAATACCTTAGCTACTAGCGCTTCAGCAGCTGTGAGTGAGAGTAGTATATACTATGACAGCCTTGTTAGCGGGATCATTAGCAAGTTTGACGGTTATGAACAGTACCTTTATTTCGAAAGTACGAGTTTCGCATGGCCTAAATCTAACAGTCTACCTCCCTTCATAAACCTGACCGGATCTAATCCTACTGTTACAAACTGGTATAATACACAATTAGCTTCTGCATCATTATACGATGAACTGAATCAAAGTAACCTCGTATACACAATCCCGGAATTTATACGTCAAGACAGCAGTAATGCACCCTACTCCCTATTCCTAAATATGATAGGGCAGCATTTCGATAATATTTGGATTTACGCTAAAGCTGTTACAGACAAATACGATACAGATAACCGTCTTGATTACGGCATATCGAGAGACTTAGTAGGGGAAGCGTTAAAAAGCTTTGGAGTAAAACTCTACTCGTCAAACTTCTCAGTATCCAATCTATCTTCACTTCTTTTAGGAGAATGGTACGATAGCGGATCTGAGCAAATCACGTCTTTTGTAACTGCTTCAAACTCTCCTACCCCGGATAAGGACATCATTCAGGAGACTTATAAGAGACTCTACCACAACCTTCCGTACCTTATTAAGACAAAGGGTACCGAAAGAGGTTTGAGAGCTCTTATTAACTGCTTTGGAATTCCAAGCGGCTCTTTAGAGATTAAAGAATTCGGTGGAGTGGGCAGGTCTGCTCTTCCATATTTTGCAGCAGAAACAGGCTCTGTAGATAAGATTAGAATCAGTAACACAGGTAGCATCGTACCTGGAAGTACATTATCACAATATGCTTCTATTCAAAATCCTGCAGGAGAGTATACGGAAGATATTCATACATTAGAAGTAGGGTTCTCACCTACCTACTACGTAGATAAGTACATAGTTGACAATATCACCGGTAGTTTTAATATAGACGACTACATTGGAGACCCTAGAACAGCTCACGATTCTAGGTACACAGCCCTGCAGCCTTTTATTTCTTCCAGTCTTGGTAGCCTATCGAGATACGATATGTTTGACTTTGTTAGACTTATCAAATTCTTCGATAACCAGGTCTTTAAGATGGTCAAGGATTTTGTACCTGTAAGAGCAAGCGCTACAACAGGTATTATTATCAAACCTCACCTACTGGAAAGAAACAAGATAAAACAACCTCTACTAGCACTTACCCAGCCAGAATACACGGCCTCTATTGATACAGCTTTTTTTGAAGCACAAGATGGAGGAGTAGTTGATAATCTCTCTACAGCCTACACGGCCAGCGTAGTAGGTATATTAGGTACAGTACAGCAAATACAGTCTACAGAGGTAGAGAAGTATAACGGAGAATTAGGAGGAACAGTTTTAGATTTATATGTTGGAAATCTTAATGGAGACAATCCTTTCTTTGAAAATGATCCACCTTCTTTAACTTATCAACTAACCCAGTACTTAACTAGTAAAACACCTGGAGCTGGATTCGACGAAATCTCAGAACAAGACTTCTTTACTACTTTACCGCTTAGTACAGGTAATATGTATTTCTTCTGGGACTACAACAGTAAGATTGGGTACAACTACTTAAAATACATCTGGTTTAGAAATACCAGTTACAACGGAGTTAACAGCAGTAACGCAGTACGGGAGTTTACAGCAATAGTTGTAAACGGAACTACTTACACAGGGTTCCAAAAAAATATACTAGGAGGAAATAATACACTCTTAACACTACCTGACCCAGGTACTGGTTCTGCTCTTAATGCTGCCTCGTATCCGACAACTGCAACTGTAGTACCTGTAATTTTACTTCCTTACGTACCGTCCCTCTACTACAATTCAGATTATAACGCTCTTTTAAACAACGCTACAGTTATTTCTAACGCCGCTAATGTACAGAAGTTAAACTACTCTACCAATCCTCTAATACCCGATAATATAGCTGCTGTATTGACAAATACGGCTGAAAAAGCAGAAGTACAGGAATTACTCTACAGTAGTCCAGGATTAGTTAGCAGCAGATACGCCGGTCAACAACTAGTAGGAGCATCAATTAATACCTACACTAGGGGGGATAAATCTTACGGAAAAACACCGGTACTAGAACATACAACACCTTACTTCTGTGTCTTTGATTATGTATCCGGATTCTCACCAGAGCATAACCAAGCTAACGCAGTAGTAGTTAGCTACATAGTTGACGAAGAAGGTAATTTAATTACTCCAGACTCCCCTACAGCTCTAAGCTTACTTCAACAAGGATTCCCAACAGACACTCCTTTTGAACTTTCAATACAGTCGTCTGCAATAGGTGGATCAGAAGCTAGATTACTAGGTACCCAGAAGATATTAAAATCTGGTGCTAGAATCGAACCTATACTCTATAGCTATACAGCCTCCCAATACCTGGTTCCTGAATACTCTCCGTCGTTTGCTCTAGAGTTCGACGTAGATGATACGTTAGTTACTTATGACGTAATAGCCACAGGATCATCTCAAAACCCTAGTAATAACTACAACACCACTACTCAAATTCTTTTTCAAAAAGAACTTAAAGATGATGCCGGGTACTATACTGATGGAGCTACTTCAACCTTCTATTTTTCTGAAGACTCCCAACAGCCTGTTAAGTTTGCAGTAAGTATTGATAGTATTGGTTCCGGAGTATACAACTACTACACTGATGATTATGCGTACTCTGAAGTTGAATACAGACTTGAAAAAAGCTCAGACAGTACTTTTAGTTTAGGTAGCACTACTACCTTAGATTCTGAAGTAATCGCTTACACAGTCTCTACAGGAGTTGAAGTTAATCTGACAAGTAGTTTATCTAATTACAGTAGCGGGTCTGCAGTTAGAGTAGTAGTTACTCCTTTAGATCCATATCTAAACAATCTAACTTTAGGTACTAGAATTTTCCAAGTAATAAGCGAACAATCAGGATCTACGTACGTTTCTCAATCTGATAACCTGCAAGGATATTTCTTCGCAACCGGTAGCGGTGCTGGAAGTACTACAGTACTTACTGCAAGCCTCAGCTTGTCCTCTAAATACGAAAACGTCTTTATAGGAGTTAACAGTAGAAGCGGAACAACTTATACTTACAACACTCAAGGATTTAACACAGTAACCCTCCCATTCACAGTACAGGTAGGAGACGAGATTAAATTTAATAACGATGAAAACAGAGCGTACCTGGTTACTAAAGTGCAAACTCCGTATGAAAATGCAGAACAGGTGCTGTATGTAACCCTTAATAGGAAGGTAAGCTCTGCTGTAAATAAAGATTTCTTCGCTATACGTAGATATGTAGATACCAGTAGTATGGTACTAATGAAAACTGATAGAGTAAGAGGAACACAGAATACAGGTATACTATTTCCTAAGTATCCTTCTCCTAGACTAAAAGCCAACTACGAGAATATTATTTCAACTTTAAAGAACAAAGGTATTTTATAAAAGACCTATTTATTAGTATAAACCACTGAAACATGGCATATTTAAATAACTCTGTAGTAACAGTAGATGCTATTCTAACCAAAAAAGGTAGAGAACTTCTAGCAAGAGGTGACGGTTCTTTCCGTATCACCCAATTCGCTCTATCTGACGACGAAATCGACTACACTCTTTATAACGTATCTCATCCTTCGGGATCTTCTTACTACGGTGAGGCTATAGAGAATATGCCACTGCTAGAAGCATTCCCAGATGAGACCCAGATTATGAAGTACAAGCTTGTAACTCTCCCTAGAGGTACAGCTCGTCTACCTATCCTAAATCTAGGCTACTCAGCAATTACATTAAAGCAGGGAGCTTCTTTAGCAATTACCCCACAGACCCTTAACTACTTAGGTTCAAATCAGACTTTTGAAACTAGCGGATATACTGCAACGATTGCCGATGCTAGAGTACTTGCTACATTTAACGGCGTAGGAATCAACACACCAGAAGCTACAGCACTTAACCAAACTACAACATTAGGTACAAACGTTTCTAAGACGGTAATCGGTACCTCTATCAACCTTACTGCTACAACAGTTAATACCCTATTTGGAACTAGCACAACCCTGCAAACAACCTTAACAGTAATTGGTAGAGACTCAGGAGCTAGAGTAACTATTCCGGTAACCATCACAAAAGTAAACTAATAAGATATGTCATTTAAAAGATTTGAAGCCGACGATCTAGTAGTAAGCGCTGAACCAGTATCAGCTCCAGTATGGAGTACCGGTACCCCGATTTTAACAGCCTTTTTCACCTCATCTACCCAACCCGCTACTACTTCAGGTAACTACTACCTAGATGTGTACCAGACTGGCTCAACAGTAGATGGTGCTGCAGTTCAGTTTGCAATTGCTTACGCAGATGTAGTAGGATCTGGATCTTCACCCTATAATTCAGCAGTAACAGGAAAATCTCCTTCGTCTACTGTATACGGACAGTATAGAACATTGGTATTAGGAGATGAAGAGAGTACATTCTCTTTTGGAGGAACAACATCTGAATATTTCTACGTACTTACAATTGATAGAGACCGCTACAAGGAGTCACTACTTCCAGGATCTTTTAACCTCTCATTATCAGGAACAGGTGCACTAAAGTTAACTGATAATAGTACAGCTACTACGACCATTAGCTTCAACGATGCTGGTAGAGTATACCAAATAGTAAGTGGATCAAACGGAACTCCGTACACAGGAGTTAACGCTAACGGATACTCAGCAGGCTCAGGCTCTTACGGATACTTCCTTCCAGATATTGGTGTAATTTTACTTAACGGCGAAGCTTTAGACGAAAGCGCTGCTAACGGTGGAATCTCTTTAAGTACAGCACGAAACTCTACAGCACCCTCTCCTACAAACATGGCAAAGTTATACGATGCAATTAAAGCAGGAGGATCCTTCCAGTTGAATTATAGAGAGACAATTTCATCGCAGTTCGTATTTACAAGAGTGAGAAACAGTGAGTTTAATTACTCCACAAACCCCTCTTACATTACCGGCTCTGGGGATCTTAGGATTTCAAACATGGTTAATGCACCTCAAACTTACATCACAACTGTAGGAATGTACAACGATAACAACGAACTACTAGCCGTAGCAAAACTATCTAGACCTCTATTAAAAGACTTCACTAAGGAAGCTCTTATTAGAATCAAGCTTGATTTCTAAATGAATGAGTGCGTTTATAAAGTTAAACAAACAGGATGCATTCGTAGTACCCTATACTGCGTATAAAACTTGGACTGTTGGTAGTTCAAGCTTAGTAGATTACGGTATAGAAATTTATACTGCTACCTCTTCTAGTTTTACTGGTAGTATTACCACCTATCCATCTTTAGCTTACCGAACCTACGTACTTCCAGACGACGGAACTTTCGATACGTATAATCCTTCTATTAATGAATACTTAGGAGGAAGAAAATTACTACCAGGATACTTAGATATAGAGTATGATCAGGCGCTTGGATCCCCTATCAGAGCTAGAATCTATAAACTAGACAATAACAATGTAGATATAACAGGTTCTGTAGGAAACTGGACATACTTTGAATACAGAGTAGGGGTAACTGGTCCAGGAATGAGTATTAGATCAGGAAGTATTGCCAACACCGTAGATGAAGCTTACGGAACTTTTACTTTTGATATAGCAGGAGGCTCTGTTGATTCTTATGGAGGTTTGTACTCTATAACTAATCCTCAAAACCTAGACGTTACTCCGACTTTTTCGGTTACAGTCATACAAAGTTCAAGTTTTTTTAATCCGCAAACCTCATCAACAACTGGTCAGAATAGCTTAGAATACAGGGAACTTATATTTAATTCAATTCGACATCTATACTACTCAGGAGTCTATACAGGAGCAGAATATAGTAGTTCTTACGAAGATTATAAACAGACTACCTTGTATAGTAGTTCTGCAAGAAACTTACACACAGTTGCCACTGTAGTCGCTATTCCTCGAGAGATTGTAGGATCTGCAATAAAACCCGGCAGCTTCCAAATCACACTACCTGGTAGCACCTATTCAGACGACGGTGAAGGTGTAATTAAGAATTCTTCCAACACAAGAGTTGGGGATATAATTTATACCCATGGACTCTCAGTACTGACTGATCTAGACGCTATTAATACTTTTAGCGGTTCAACAGGCTACAGTATTAGCTGGCAATCTACCTATGAAGTATATACCCATAATTATAAATGTAGAGTAAGAGAGCAGGATCTAAACTACTCCCAGAACCCTTCTATTAAATCTGGAAGCAACGGAGATATTTACGATTTCGCAACAGGAAGCTACTTCCAGCCTTATGTAACCACAGTTGGACTCTACAACGATTCTAACGAACTTATAGCAGTTGGCAAACTAGGTCAACCTATACCTAAATCAAGGTACAACGATATGACGTTTGTCATTACACTAGATATTTAAAAATATGACCGAACCTACCTGGACCCACAAAGGCAGGCTGGTAACTGAACTTAAAGATATGCCCGAAGGAAGCTTCGGGTTTATCTATCAGATTACCCACACCCCTACCAACAAAAGATATATCGGCAAAAAAGTTCTGTATTTTACCCGCAAAGTAAAATTAACTAAAACAGAAATTGCTGAACAGACCGGCCCCGGCCGCAAACCAACCACTAAGCTTGTTACCAAGGAAAGTGATTGGAAAACATACTACGGATCTAACAAAGAGTTCTTATCTTTAGTTAAAACTCATCCTAAAGAAGAATTCGTAAAAGAGATCTTAGAATTTGCATCAACTAAAAAAATGCTTACCTACTACGAGTGTAAATATTTATTTAAATACGATGCCATTGAGAATAA